ATGTGTTGGCATTGTAGAAGGTCTAAGCCCAGGCTACCAAGACTATCGCAATCAAATCGAAGATGCGTTCCGCAGAGATTGTGTAGCCAAAATCAAACATGAGTTCGGTGTTGAAGAATGAACTTAACAAAATACAGTAAAAATAAAATGTTTAAAACATTTGCACGTTGGGAAGTTCCCAAAGAGTTTGTTGAACCTTTCTATAACTATCTAGTCTGGGGATTTAGGCCAGGTAGTTGTTTTGAAGCAATACTGGCTAATGATTTTGCCAAGGCAATCTCACGTAGTCATCCTAGTAATACTATAGAAGCGTACAAAGCCTTGGTAGGTTGGATTGACAGCACAGTACCGGAAGTAGCACGTGGCAGTCATAAACAGATTCTGCTTTGGTCCAGTATTGATGAAGAACAACGTAGAAGTATTTTAGAAGAACATCGCTTGATCTTCACCAGCAAGGAAGAAGTTATGTTGATTCTAAAAGATGAACGTATAGTTGAACCACACTTATATTAAGGCAACATAATTACTAACTAAATATGCTACTAGGTGTAGCATGTTCCACAAATTGTTTAAAGATGTAATTATAATAATATTATCAATATTAGCAATATACTTTTGGTTGGGAAATGAAACAGAATATTATGAATATGATAACTCCGATGATGTTACCATTGAATATAAATGTAGTGTAATTAAAGAATACCAACATGTTCCAGCCGAAGTTCTTGAGGAATGTAGGAAACGGAAAAGCGTACCCGAAGATATTGACGATAAAACATCAGGGTGATATAATATAACATATTATTAACTTAAGGAATTTTCATGTCAGCATCGTGGATTCGAAAACTAAATGAATCAGACAGCCGCCTTCACAAGGAAGACGTAATCAAACAAGCATTAGAGGCAAGTGTCCTAGGTAGCACAAACGCTATCAATTTCCTGTCTTTTGTAAAAGCATGTTACAATCCTTATGTAACGTTTGGTGTTCGTCAGGTACCAGACACAGTAGGTATTACCGATGCAGAGAATCCCTGGGATGAGTTTAATGAGTTGATGCTACAACTTAGTCAACGTAGATTGACAGGTCATGCCGCACGTGATGCTATTCAATTTACGGCTGAACGATTTGATAGCGAAGAATGGAATACATTCTTAGCACCCGTATTGCGTAGAGACTTACGTGCAGGTATCAGTGATAAGACAATCAATAAAATCTGTAAAAAGACAGATTATGAAATCCCAATCTTTGGCTGCCAACTTGCAACTAATAGTGAAGGTCGTCCTGAGATGAAAGGTGTCAAACGCCTTGAGCCTAAACTTGACGGTGTTCGTATGTTGATGATGGTCATCCCCGCCGATGATGGTGAGACTACAATTATTTGTTTTAGTCGTAATGGTAAACAGTTTGAAAACTTTACACACATTGAAGATCAGGTCCGTAGTAACTGGGTCAAGATGGTTCGTAAAGCCGCAACAAGCAATTTAAGTATGGGCTTTGTACTTGATGGTGAAGTGATTGGTAACAGCTTCCAAGAACTAATGCGTCAAGCACGCCGTAAAGAAAATGCACAAGCAGAAGATAGCGTATACAATGTATTTGACATTCTACCACTTAATGCGTTCCGTGAAGGTCATTGGAATAGTCAACTTGAAAAGCGTATTAAGATACTAGAAGATATGCGTCCAGTCATTGACAACATGCCTAATGTTGAGTTGCTACCACACATCATGGTTGACTTAGATACAGCCGCAGGTCGTGACCAACTAGATCGTTATGCTAAGGATCAAGTTAATCTAGGCTTTGAAGGCATTATGATTAAAGAATTGCAAGCACCATACATCTGTAAGCGTAGTACTGATTGGATGAAATGGAAGCCAACTATTACTGTAGACTTGGAGGTCGTAGGTGTTGAAGAAGGTACTGGTAGAAACTTGGGAAGACTTGGAGCACTTGTTTGTCATGGAATTGACGACGGGAAAGAAATTACAGTCAATGTGGGTAGTGGCTTTAGTGATACTGATAGAGATGATTACTGGACTAATCGCAATCTGGTCATTGGTCGTACTGCTGAGGTCTTGTGTGATGTGATTACACAGAACCAAGATGGCACATACAGTTTGCGTTTCCCTCGCTTTGTTCGTTTTAGGGATGACAAATGATTAAAGTTGTATTAGCATTTGTATTACTTTTTGTCTTGTTTTTTGCAGGCATTACACTTGCCCGAAATATGACAGGTAAAGAGGCATTAGCATTGACAAAAATGCTAGGCTATAGTATAATTTGTTCGCTACTGACGATTGCAGTGTTAATTTCAATCGTTGTAATTTTTTAAGGACTAACATGTTTCCTGATTTTCTCATTAGACCATTGTATTTTGTACTTGGTTTTGTTTTTTGTTTCTTTCTTTTTGTAAAAGGTATTATCTAAAATGAATCGTTATTTCAAACTTGGCATTGTTGCTACCGCAGTTGCACTGACCTCTGCATGTACTCGCATTGAAACTGGTGAGGTTGGTCTTCGCCGAGATATCAACAAGCAGGTCAGTACTCAAGAACTGTTGCCTGGTTCTTGGAATCAAACCATCATCGGTGAAGTTATGACTTTCCCCGTCAAGGATGTTAATGTGGTTATTGAGAATATGACTCCAGTAGCCAAGGACAATAGCACAATGAAAGACTTTGATGCTGTGATTGTCTATAACGTCAACCAAAGTCAGGTTGCTGAATTGTACAATGCTAAAAACAAAAGTTTCCACGCTGAGTTCAAGGGCGACACTTATGTGATGTACAACTACATTGTGCAAAATGCCCGTAATGCTATCTATAAAGCCGCACGTAAGTATGAAGCGTTGGACATGGCAGACAATCGTAATGAAATGGAAACTTTCATTAAGGAAGAAATTACTCGAAACCTTGCTGAAGAAAAACTAGACGGCAGTATTGGCATTAGTCAAGTTATGGTTCGTAATGTACTTCCTTCAGATGTTATTGTTGCTAGTGCAAATGAATTGGTTCGCAGTAAAAACGAATTGAAGCAGAAGGAAGTTGAAGTTGCGACTGCCCAAGCAGAAGCCCGACGTATTGCGGCATTGAACGCAAACGCAGGTGCTATTCAGTATATGGATGCTCAGGCTCGTATGAAACAGGCTGATGCATCACTTAAGATGGCAGAAGCAGTTGCTAGTTTCAAGGGTAATACTCTTGTAATCGGTGCTGGTGCTAACGTTAATGTAGGCAAGTAAGAACACTAAAGAGGCATAAAATGGTTACAATCGTAAAACATGAATGGCATCAACATGATCGCCAATATGCAATTGAACTTGATGAAGCACTATTAAGTGAAATTTATCCTGACAAGGAAGAAGATGAGATTAAAGTAATACTGGATGGTATTGCTGACGGCACATATGATTATGAAGATGTTATTAATGATGCCTATGAGAATGACGTAGAAATTGACTGGGAATTTCAGTATGATGATTGCTGGACTGACCGCAAAGGTGGATATGATGTTACATACGAACTAGGTGATGAGGATAGTTGGCATAGTGAACCTGAGCCTCCACCACATACTCACAAATGCACTAAGTGCAAGTGGACTGGTCAGAGTTATAATGCTGAATGGTCTTGGGTAGATAAAGAAGGAACTGAAATTGATGATCCTAGAAAAGTTTGCCCGTACTGTGAAAGTGATGTTGAACTAACAGAAGCCGGAGTTGCAGAAGAAAAGGCAAGTGCTGAACGTACTGCACGTTGGGCCAAAGAAGCCGCAGAAGATGATGAAGAACTAGTTGATGAAACTGAACTAGAAGAAGCATTGGAAGAACTTAAGGCAGAATTTGAAACATTGACTGCAGGAGATAAAACTTCTGCACATTGGCCCACTCCAGATAGTAATTTTGTGGAAACTGCTAAATGGCCCTTTGAAAACGACACAGAAGAAGATGATGGTTCATTAAAAGAAAGTTATCCTGAAGATACATACACAATTCGTGTGTGGGGTCGTACACGTGAGATTGGCGTACATAAGATTAAGAAACAACAATATGAACATTGGAGTAGTGAAGAACACGAAGATGATTTGAGTGATGCTCTTAACGAGAACTATGACTACGAAGAAAATAAAACTCCTAAAGCGGCACGATTTGATTTGCCTTACTATGAGTATCAAGGTAAACATTCGTTCTGGGGCTTTGACCAAGACGACACACACATGACTATTGAGAATAGTGAAGGTGAAACAATCTATGATGGCGATATAGAATCATTCTTTAGTGATGCACACGGTGAAGAAGATAGTCGTTATGATTGTGCTGAGGAATTAGAAGAACTATATCCAGAACATTTAGGTAAGGGTTACTGGTTGATGTGGACACAAGGTGGTAAAGGTTCTTGTATTCAAACAAGTATAGAGGGTGTATTTGAACCCAAGAAACTTAAAGTATTCAACTGGGATATTCAAGGTACAAGTGTAGTCACACGATTAGTATATGATGGTGCTGAACTTGACGATGATGGTATGGATAGTGAACACGACAACTGGCGAGGTCAATGGGCACAATTTGATGTGTATCATAATATAAAATGAATGCACTTACACTAGTAGGACAATCCTATGTATTTGAAGATGGTAACAAGATTGAAGTAATACAGGTAAAAAAAACTGACGAGAATCGTGGTGACTATTTAGTTACATATCATGTGACTCATGGTCCTAATATACCTCAAAAACTTGTTTTACCTGTAGTTGAATTTCTTAGTTATTATAGTCACTTATTTGACGTAACACTAGACTAAATATTAGATGCGCCTTAAATTTTTATCATTTTCAAATCTCACATTACTAGTAGCACTATCACTTAGTTCGGTAGCTGCCTGGTACAGTATTATTGGCTTAACCGCTATCTTTGCAGGTGCGGTTATTCCTGTTATCATCATGGGTGGTATACTAGAAGTAGGAAAGATTACCACAACTGTTTGGCTACGTAAGTACTGGGGTCGTGCAAGTTGGTTATTAAAACTCTATCTAGTACCTTCTGTCCTTGCATTAGCATTACTTACTAGCATGGGTATCTTTGGCTTCTTAAGTAAAGCACACATGGAACAAGGTATTAATACCGGTGATAGCCAAGCCAAGCTATCATTGTATGACGAGAAGATTAAAACACAACGAGACAATATTGAGTTAGCCCGTAAAGCATTAACTCAAATGGACAATCAAGTTGACCAACGCTTGAGTCGT